GATACCGATCTATTGGATGGCAAGGGTGTGGTCAAATCAACTGCCCTTGACCTATTGGATGGTAAAGGGGCGATTAAAAGCCAATCCACTGATATTCTTGATGGCAAAGGAATTGTCAAAGATGCAGCATTCAATCTGATAGATGGCAAGGGGGTTATAAAGACCACTACATCTGATCTTCTTGATGGAAAAGGCGTAGTCAAAACCAACGCCACAGACCTCTTTGACGGCAAATCAATTATATCCAGCGCAACAACAAATAATCTTGATGGCAAAGTGGTTGTCAATGCAGAAGGGTTTGGAAACAATCTGCTCGATGGTAAAACCATTATCAAGTCAGTTGCCACAAATCATCTGGACGGTCTGATTTATATCGGCAGCATTGCAGATAACACCCTGGACGGAAAAGCCATAATCAAATCCAGCGTTGAACTGAACCTGGATGGAAAAGCAACCGTCAAAGACATTGCATCTGATTTACTGGACGGATCAGCCACAATCCAGACCAGTGTTGCCAATATTGTTGATGGCAAGGTTGTAGTCTCAGATGCAGTCATTGGATTGCTTGATGGCAAGGCAATTATTCAAGACGATTCAACTGTTCTTTTGGATGGCAAGGTGTTTATTTCATCAGGTTCAGAGACAGATGTTCTGGATGGAAAAATAATTATATCAGTACCGATTGTCGGGAAAGTTTCAGTAACTTTTTCAATGAAAACCCCAAATGCAACATTTACTATAACATAAGGAGAACGATCATGGCAGAACCTACGACAAGATTTAGAGACTGGCCCATTGCTACCGCAGTTGCAGCTCTGGACACAGCAGCAGAGAGGCTTGCAGCAGTAGCAAGTGAAAGCGTGATATCTACCGGAGATGGCAACGAGCTTGATTTCGGAACCATTGACATTTCAGGAGGTGCCGCAAACTCAGCAGTGAAAGTGTGCGCCTGGGATGTTACAGCAGACGGCGGGAACACCACTGTTGAGACGTTTAAACTATGGCTTTCTTCAAATGGATTTGACCAGGCCGGGACGGTTGTGAAATTTCAGCCATTGTCTGGTGGGGATAATGCTGCGCCGAGTAATACTGAGAACTATGTGGCTGATGCCGTGGTTGGTAGTTATACATGGGCAGATATGCCAGAAGCGGAGCCAGGAACACAGAATGTTTGGCCTACTGATGAGGGGTCGAGTATGGCCTTGAGCACAACGTCTGATGATGTAGTGTTCTGGGCTGAGTATTTGGCAGTGGCGTCTGGAGAAACCACAGGAACTTATAAGGGAACTACGACTGATTACGAGTTTCAGCATAGTTTTAAATATAGTTATTCCTGATGAAAAAGCTGCATCTTGATTCAGAATACCGTCGGCGGTGGCAAGAATATCACACTGCTGATGGTAAGGTTTTTGATTCAAGGATTGTTAATTGGCGGAATGTGGAATGGGAAAAAGTTATTCAGATTGATACGTATATGAATAGCCATAAGCATTCCGTCAATTGCAATGATCCAAGATTCAGATTTTTTATGTGTTTTAGATGGGGTGGGCAGGAGCCGATTTATAAGCATGGTGTTTATGAAAAGCACCGGAAAATAAAAATTTGGACAGTCGGCTGGACTGATGGTGTTGAGTGCCATTTAAAGGATATTTGTTTTTATACAGGGAAGTTTATTAAGGATTATGTTGCCCCGTTGGAAGAGTTTAAAATGCATATTCATCCAAGGATTAAGCAAATGCAGAGGATTACACTATGAGTATTCAACAAATAAGTGTCGAAGGAGGGATTCCAGAGAAAGGCACGGCCATTGTCACGATAGCCCCTGTTGATGATAATAAAAATGCTGTTTCATTTGCCCAGTTGACAAACCCGCAATGGCAACTGATGAGGATTGACGGAACGATTGTCAACGAGAGATCGTTTACGAATAGTGCAATGACATCTTTGCAGTTTGTCTTGAGTGGTGATGATCTGGCAATTTTCGGGAATGCGGATATAGGCAATCGAGTCATCTCTTTCCAGTCAGCTTATGATGGTAAGCTTGATGATGGGACTTCTTTTATAGGGAGTGTCATAGCGGAAGGGACTTTTAATATATTCAAGGTTTTGGGACAGGCTGACGGTATCGCGACATCATGACAATAGTAGAATAGTAGGAGAATATAATGGCAAACTTTGATTTATGTTTTGAAAAAGTAATTCATCTTGAGGGCGGGTATCGGTTGCACAACGTCCCTGGGGATCGTGGGGGCATGACATACGCCGGTATCTCACGAAATGCGTGGCCGGATTGGACAGGGTGGCAGTTAATTGACGCTGGGGAAACACAGGGCGACCGGATAGAATCCATGGTGAGAACGTTTTACAAGGCGCATTTCTGGGACCAACTCCATGGGGACATCATTGGTTTCCAGGGCGTGGCCTTTGTGCTTTATGATTTTGCCGTGAATGCCGGTCTTAGAACGTCCGTAAAGATCGCACAACGGATTGTCGGTGCGACCCCGGATGGTATACTGGGTAAAAAAACGATCGCAAAAATGGCGGCATATGTAACCGATGAGCGTGAAGAACGGCTATTTATAGCTGAATTCAGCCTGGCAAAAGTTTTTCATTATAAAAACATTTGTTTAAGTGACAGCCGCCGCCGGGATGACCATATCAACAGCAACCTGAAATTTTTGTGCGGTTGGCTCAACCGCGTTGAAAAGGTCGCTGCGTGATGTTCGGGTTAAAATTCATAGGTGAAACCGTCGGGAAAATTTTCGGCACGGATAAAGCCGCCGCCGCCCTGATTGACAATGTTGACGTGGCCTTGAAAAAATTCGGGAAAAACAATCAAGTTTAATCCGTTTTCATTCAAGCCCCAGGGGAATTATTCTCCCGGGGCTCAAATGACCACTATACATCAAAACATATCTGCTCAGACAATTTCCTTAACTCAGGATGGCCTGGCAGGCAATCCAAGCCAACACCAGCCCCGGCAGCATGAGCCCGGTAAACCCGGACAAAATCCCGGAACCACCATTTCAAGTCATCCTCAGCAACACGGGCAGCCCATGAATAATACCGCCACCTGCTGTTCATCAGGTACTTTGTAATCGGGTCTTTAAATTCAGGAATAACGCTTTTCCCGTGACGGCGCAAATGGTCAAGTATTTTATTTGCTTCGATCTCTGCCCGGTCGCTTACGCTGATCCTGCCGCCTATGGCATCTATAATATCCGCAGTGGTGGGCATGTGCTTGTATTTGTGGGTGCTGATAAGCTTTACAGCCGCTTCGGATATCTGGTCAATAGTGAATTCTTTCAGGGCTTCAAACCGAAGCTTTAAACCTGCGCTTGAGAATGTGGCACCAGGATAATTATCTGCAATGGCCAGCATGATATCAGAGAATTCTTTCGCATCTTTTTTTTCCATGATTACGCCTCCGCACACATTTGGTTAACATCCACGCCCATGTCCATTAAGAAATCAGCGGCCACCATGCAATTGGTATCCATGTCCTTATTTCCGGTAACAGTCCCGTTTGGATATTTAGCCCGTGGGTGAAACCATGCACCAGCACCATAAGCGGCAGGCTCCCCCATGGAATCCAGGAACCCATCAGCCCATTTATTTTTAAGCGTTTTATCCAGGTACGCCTTGAACTGCATACTTCCACCCCGGACATTGGCCCCGGCATAAGCAAGGGCCTCCTCCACCTCCCGCACCGGATAGTCAACCACGGCTTTGTTGACAAGGGAAATGACCACAGGCGTCTGATGCTGTTCAGGAATTAAATTTATAATCTCATTGGTGGAATACGACGACGACAACGTCATGGCCTGGTCACAGATAACCGGTTCCGGTGCCGGGGTTGGTTCCGGCTCAGGTGTAGTAGTCGTTGTTACCCTCAGTTTTTGTTTAATATCAGTATTTATTATAGGGGCGGTTTCCGTAATTGCGGTTTGCTTCATTACGGTTTCCGACATCTGGTTATTCTTGATACTGGGCGCTGGTTCTACCTCCACCTCGATGATTTCGTCCTGGGTATCATCAACATGACAAGGTGTGTCCGGCATGGATGTCAATTCTTCATGGACCTGGCCTCCCATTTCGGTAGGGCAGGTTTCGTCCAGGTGGGCACTGCCCTTATTTTCACAGATGATATATTCAATCCCGATGATTCGCCCATTCTCATGCCGGGTAACGTCTCTTTGGATATATCCGGCCTTTTCAAGCTCTTTAACTGCTGATCTGACTGCCGTGTTTCCGTCCTTACCGGTCTTCACAAGATGCTTGATATTCAGGTTCCAGTTATCCGGACGGCACAACAAACGGACCAGGACACCCCGAGCTTTATCAGAAATGGTGTCATCCAAAAGAACGGCATTTGACAGTATTGTAAAGTTTGATTTATTTTCAGCTTTTACGATCATTGGCACACCTCTATTCCCAAAAGTTCTAATTGACTGGTGATCACTTCTTTATACAATTCCATGATAGGGCCTCCTTAGATTTGTGATTAAGCCCTTTCTATTCGTCCAAAAACAAAAAAGCGGGCTATGTGCGGTTGCAAGACCGGCTACAAGGAAACCGGCAGACCCGAAGGTCTCCGCACACAGCCCGCTGAAATATGCACATATCAAGTGGCGCTCTGCGCCTTGTAAGTCCGGCTTGCAAACCGGGTCCAGGATTTTGCCTGAACGATTTCACCATTGCACAGATTTTGGGGGGTTGTCAAATATTTTTTAGGTGAGAACATTATGTGGAAAAGTATGTGGAAAAGTATGTGGAAAAGTATGTGGAAAAGTATGTGGAAAAGTCAATGCGTTAAATCATTGTTTTAGTTAGTTCTTCTTGCTTTGTCAACTTTAAAAATCCTTGCCTCCACTATGTTTTTTACGATTGTTTTCATTCATGGAAAAGTTAAACCGTTTTTTACAAAGGTGGAAACAAAGGTGGAAACAAAGGTGGAAACAAAGGTGGAAACAAAGGTGGAAACAAAGGTGGAAACAAAGGTGGAAAAATGCATTGACAATTACGATTAAACCTGCGATTGTTCCCGTATAAGAGTAAAACCAAAAGGAGAATGTAATGAGAAAAGCCAAACAAGCCGGTTTTTTTAAAAAAATGGGTGATTATGCCAGCAAGAAATTAGCATATCTTATGGAAGTCGAAAATTGGGAGAATCAGGAGTTATCTGAAAAATCCGGGATTCCACAGAACCGGCTGTCTGAAATCAAAAATAAAAAAAGGGCTATGACCGAATTGTGGTCGAAGGCCCTTATCACTGGAGGAATTATTATAGTGGATGATATTGAAAAAAGCGTAGTATTGGATAAGGAAGAGAAGGCGTATCTTAACGAAATGCGCTTTTTTGAAAATAAGGACCTGATCGAATCCATCAAAGGGGCCATCAACGATGGCATTGACCCTGATAGGTTGAAAAAGATAATTGAACAAGAGAGAGGTAAAAACAAAAATAAAGAATAGATTACAATAGTAAAGGAGAGTGCTCCTTTTTTGCTCTTATGTTTTCCTGATATGGATACACGGGTGGGTTTCCCACCTTTTTTTTAACGATCATATTTCCACTTGTGGAAAAAAGGAGGCAGTGTGAAGTTTATTTGTGAAGAATGCGGGGTAGATATCCCATGTGTGTCAGAGGTTCCAACTTGGTGGGGATTTAGCAAGCCTTTTACACCATTTGAGTGCTTATACGGCTTGGGCGACGCAGTTTGGAAAGTATCGGATTCAAAGCGCTTGGGTTCCAAAGACAAATTCAAAAACAAATTCAAATTTTGCGTGGCGTGTACAAACAACGACGAGACGTGCAGTTTCTGTAATAGTTGTGACGATGGCAGCAAGTTTGAACCAAAAAAATCTTCCTCGGCAGCAAGAAGCCGGTTAGCAAGAAGCCGGTTTTGGAAAAGAAAGGAAAAGGAACGGGTTCGCCGAAAGTGGAAGAGTTTCGAAAGTCAACAAATGCGGTTTATCCAAGACCGGATGTTTAAACGCAAGGACGATCCTCAAACAGAGAATCAAGCAGAGGATCAAACCGCAAAGGCCGCAAAAGCTCCCAAAGCTAAATTAACACCTGAGCAATACAAGGGTTGGCTTCTGGGGAACCTGCTTAAATACTCTTGCCGGGCGAACCACAAAGGCCAATTTTCCAGGGACATTGAAAAAGCGTGTATTTACGGCATAGAACTTTTTGACAGCTTAGGTGTAAAGGAGGAGCAAGATGCTTAAACTGAGAAAACAAGATTTTTTCATGTGTCTTATGGCCATCTTTTTTATCGGGTTGGCTGCTGGGTATGCGTGGCGTTGTGCCCAATTCGCAGGGTTATAAATGCCGGAACACAGGTACACAAACATTCAGGATGCCCAGGACATTTTGCTTGAAGAAAGAAAATTGTGGGCGGCAGTCGTGAGAATGGCCGTAGATGACCTTCTGTTAAATAGCTACTCAAAAGCTCCTGGTAAAGACGCTCGGAACGCACGTGCCTGGATCACGAACAATGATGAACATGTGGGTTCCTTCATGTGGGTTTGTGACTTTTTAAAAATAGACCCGGTGTCAATAAGGGAAAAAGTGTTGAAGGAGGTTACATGGAAGTAATTCTTTTAATGGCCGCGACCGTGGACGGCAAGATTGCAAGACATTCCAACCACGCTGTGGACTGGACCGGCAAAGTCGATAAAGAACATTTTGTGAAAGTGACTAAAGAGGCCGGTGTCATAATCATGGGATCAAAAACTTATGACACCATTGGCAAACCTCTGCCGGGGCGCTTTAATTTCGTTATGACCCGGGACAGCTCCCGGAAAAGCGATCAGGCTAACCTGATATTTACGGGATATGCTCCGGCCAAGGTTATTGAAACGATTGAAAGCATGGGATACACCAGCGCTGTTTTAATCGGCGGCCCATTAACAAACAAATTCTTTATCCTGGACAACTTGATCACACAGATACAGTTGGTCGTTGTGCCCCGGCTGTTCGGCTCGGGATTATCCTTCTTTCCCACAACCCTAGAGCTGGATATGGAATTGTCACTGTATTCTGTTGAATTCCTTGGGGAAGGGCATGTGCTTATCAACTATAGGGTGGGCAGGTAAAAATGAGAACAAAAAAGATAATTGGCTTTGACCTGGAAACCATTGCCAACAAGTCGCTTATCAAGGACTTGCCGGAGGTAAAGGCAAAGTCAAACCTGAAGGACCAGGAAAAAATCCTGCTCGATATTGCAGAGAAGAAAAAAAAACAGATTGCGGATATGGGAATCTCCCCCCTGTTCAATATGATTTGCTGTGCCGGGTGGATGGACTCAACCGGGAAAAGCGGGGCATTGCTCCTGGAGGAAGAATCCCAGGACGCAGAGAGAGACCTCCTGGTCAAGTTTTGGGAAATATTGGCTAAATATGATCACTTCGTATCCTTCAATGGCCGCTCTTTTGATCTGCGTTGCCTGCTCATACACGGCATGAAATATGCCATCAGACCGGGTGTGAACATTGACAAGGGGCGGTACAACAAGGGGAATCACACGGACCTGCGTCTTGTCCTGGCCGGTGAGGATCGATTTGCCCCCGGAACGTTGGATTCCTTCGCAAGGATATGTTTAGGAGAAACCAAGACAGAAAGTATTTGCGGTGAGCAGGTTCAGGACTATTGGGATATGGGTTTGAGGAATGACATCAAAACCTATTGCATTCAAGACTGTGCATTGCTTATGGGGTTGTTTGGCATGGCGCATGTTGCAGGCTTGTTGGAATAGGTCAAACACAATCAAAACGTAATTAAACACAATTAAGACGTAATTAAACATAATTAAAGGATATTTAAAATGGACAAAAAAACCAATTTCGACCCGGAGAAAGTCAACGCATTGAGAACTGAAATTGACAACAAGTTTCAAGAGTTCATGCAGAACTCATCAAAAGAAACAAATAGAGCCGGCGCCCTGCGAGCCAGGAAAAACACGCTTGATTTGGAGAAGCTGTTCAAAACGTACAGGAAACTCAGCATCAAAATCAAATAACAATCAAATAAGAAAGGAGGGGAGCTTTGATTAAGAACTTACAAGTTTCGTTGAACGAAGCTGGAAAAATAAAAATCGGAAATAAGGGCTTGCCAAAAATATCTGCCCAGGGGAAAGAGTTTCGCCTCCCGCAGAAACTGGACCATTTCCTTCTCACGACAACGGAAAAGAACGACGCCGGAGATTTTATCCTCGACGCGGATTTAATGGACAGAATCAAAGAAAGCGGCACGGGCATTGTCAATGAAAGCGGGAATCTTGTGGGCCTGCCGGTGCGCTTATTATATGATGATATCGAAAGCAATTTCCCCACCCGGTACGCCTGCTATGCCGGGAACAAGCTTTCATGCTACGGAGACGGTGAAAAGGCTTTCCGGCGCATTGATGATTATAAAAAAGAATACCTGTGCCCCTGCAACCGCCTTGACCCGGATTACGAAGGAGATCAAAAATGCAAGGCCAACGGTCGCTTAACCTGCATGATTGATGAGGCCGGTTTTTTCGGCCAGGCTCACATTTTCCGGACAACGTCCATAAATTCCATCAAGGGTATATGGGGCGGCATGGAGCTGATCAAGGTAGCAACGAAAGGACGCCTGGCCGGTATCCCCTTGATGTTGACATTGTCCGCACGACACACTTCCCGGGGTGTTGTGTATGTCGTTTCCATTTGCTTCAACGGCACCATGGAGGCTTTGCGGGATTCGGTTCACGAACTGGCGATGAAGGAAAAGGTGTATCTGCTGGAAACTCACAATAAGCAGATGATTGCGGAGCCCGGGGAAGATGAGCAGGATTTCATAGAAGAATTTTATCCCACCGAAGTTGAAGCAGCCGAAAAAGTTGAACCTATCAAAGCCGGAGGTGTTGAACATGATAACGTATCAGAAAATACCGACACAACAAATGGCTCAGGAAGCGTCGATAAAAACGAAAACCACCCTTCTGAACGGCCCCAGGACAATGAGTATGCGGAGGAGTCGGGCGATATTGAGACGCAAGATCAGAGCGTCAAGTCTGAACCGGGGTCATATCAAGTCAAGATCGATATAAACCCTCGTCTCCTCAATCGTGGCGGGACATATGCCGGTTTATACAATCGGTTCCTTGTCGCGGCCAATAACAACGAATATGACAATACCCTGAAACTGGCTAACCGGATGACAAAGGACTACCTGGAGCTTTTTTTCACCAGGGAGCGGCCGGATGTGAAATTGAAACCGAAACTCAAAAAGCCGGACCTGATAGAAACAATCAAAACCTTGCTGGATAGTCCGGCCCCGATGCTGCTCAAAGAACAGCCGATTTATCATGATGACGATGAAAAAGATTGCCAGGACACGGAAGAACATCCCCTGCTTGTTGAAATCAGAGCGATGGAAGACCGGGAAGATATTTCAAGGCGGCTGGTTGAGTTTTTCAGGCCTATTCCCGTGAATCTGACACTTGATCGAGACGGCTTGATTGAGTGGGCAGAAGACAGAATTGGCAACGGGGACATGTCGGCAAAAGACCGGTTGGAACAGTCTGAGATCCAGGCGTTCAACCAGGCAACGGACCCCGGGAAGGTCGCCCCGGATGAGGATGCCATTGACACGGAACCCACCCCGGAATCCAAAGAAAATGACAGCCCAACCGATGGGGCACCAAGTGAGAAAAATGATTTTGCCTATGACGAGACCTCCGGTCCGGTCGGCGAGGAGCAGTTAAGAATGATTGTGAAGTTGAAGGGCAGACTTGAGAAATCCGGCAAATTAAAAAATGGGGAATTTTTTACACACGTTCAAAAGTTCAAAGATGCTGCCGGGGACCCGATGACATCAGCGGTCAATTTCAGCCTTGACCAGGCGATTGTCTTTATTGACCTGTTGAGCGATATGTTGCCTGAAAAGGAACAGATACCGAATATACCGTTCTAATTGCTGTTATGACTATATAGTCAAGGAGGATCTATGAAAGATATTATAATGCCGGTCGGAAAATATGAGGGCGATAAAATTGAAAGCATACCGTCTGATTACTTAAAATGGCTGGCTGAAAATTGGGCAGATGAAATAATTTGTGAAGCAGCAGACGAGGAGTACCGGCGCAGAACAGATTATTGTGATCATTTTTATGATGACTGAGACGACTAAACAGAAAAAATCAATTTGTATTTTTTTAAAAACATGTTTCCATATATGGAACCTTAACAGGAAAAAAGTAAAAATTAATCAGGAGAACGAGTATGTCAGATTATACATGGGACCAGGTAGACGTGGAAGAAACGATAACAGAAACAGACCAAAAACAATCGGAATCCCTGGATGTTCAAACTCCGGTCGGCAAGTTGTTTTGCACGGTCGTGGAGTGTGAGCCGATTGAAAAGAATTTCAACAAATACTCCTGCATGGCCGCTAAGCTGAAAATGCGGATTGATGGGCTGATTCAGTTGGAACAACCCGTACTGAACGTGGACGGCACTCCAGTGAAGCGTGAAGGCGAGATTGTGAAAAAAGTCCAGAACATCCCGGCTGAAAAAATGGAAGAGTTTAAGGCATTGCTTCTTGGGCAGTACGTTTTTGATGAGGTCAACCTGTATCATCCGAAAGAAAAAGACGCCATGAAGCGGCGGCGACTGTTCATTGCCAAACGCCTGGGGTTGATCGCGCCCACGGCTCAAACGATTGGGGCACAGGATTGGGCAGGCGCACCAGGGAAGCAAGTTCTCGTGACCACGGAGTGGAACAGTTGGAAGGACAAGGACACGGGAGAATTAAAACGCAATGTCAAGGTGGGTTGGTCCGGTTATGACTTCGCGTCTGCGTATCAGGAAAACGCTCCTGATATAGAAAACGACGACTTTTCCGGTATCTAAGGATTAATGGCTGACAAACGGGCATACCATCCGAACGGTGACGCTTGGATTGAATTCCTGGAAGAACCGCACTCCTATGTTGATAACAGGGGAGTGCGGTACACGTCCGGGACATCCTTCGTAAAACCGTTTTTTCCGCAGTTTGACGCGGTCGCCATGTCAAGGAGATGTGTGGCCGGTAAGAATCCCAAATATGCCGGGCGTTCCCCTGGGGATATCCAAGCTGAGTGGCAGGCCGAGGCTGAGCGCGGAAGCTCCGAGGGGGATAACACGCACATGTATGCGGAGGGGATGGTGTCTGGATGGCCCCGGGAACAGTTGCCCAGGCCGATATCCGACCGGTGTCGGGATTTGTTTGTGCAGGTGGACCGGGCGGTGGCCGGGTTGCTGAGACGGTTTGTGTTTGTGGCGGCTGAAATGGTGATATTTTCCCCGGCCCTGGGCCTGTCGGGCATGGTGGATTTGGTGCTGTTTGACCCGGCCACTAATGAGGTTTTAATTTTAGACTGGAAACAGAATAAGAAAATTACCCGGCAGGGCTTTCGTGGGGAGACCGCCATGGACCCCATCGACCACTTGCAAGCGTCTGATGTTTCCAAATACTCCCTTCAGCTCTCCACCTACCAGTACATCCTGGACAAGGAAGGATATTTTCCGGGCGTTGACGGATACCGCCGGGCGTTGATCCACATTATGCCGGACAAGTTTAAAATTATCCCATTGGAGTTTTATGATTATGAAATTCAACTGATGCTGGAAAAAAAACCACAATGAAAACAAATAAACACGCTGATAAAAACGCTGAAACAATTTCCGGGAGCCTGTCCCAGGTTATTTTTTCAAACCAGGAAACCCACTTCATCATTGCCAACTTTGCCGGTGACTACGGAACATTCATCGCCCTGGGGAACCTGCCGAACGCGCAACCGGGTATGACCTATGACTTGACCGGCGAGTGGCAGGAAAACAAAAAATACGGCAGGCAATTTAAATTTAATTTGTATCATGTCGTCGAGCCTACCGATGCTGCCGGAATCTTTAAATACATTGTACGGATCTGCAAATTCGTTGGTCCCGCTATTGGTAACATGATTGTTGACCGGTACCAGGAAAAGACGCTTGAGGTTCTAAAGACCGATCCTGAGTGCGTTTCCAATGACATCAAAGGCATAACCCAGGACAGGGCCATAGAGATTCAGACCGAACTCCTCAAACACGCAGAATATGAGCAGGTCATGGTGAAGCTTGAATCGCTTTTAAGCGTCCCGGGCATGAGAAAAACGTTAATTACGGATCTACTCAAAAAATATGAGCACGAGGCGGCAGATCGAGTTCTTGAAAACCCGTACATGCTTGTGCAGTTTCACGGAATCGGGTTTTTCCTGGCTGACAAAGTGGCGATAATCAACGCAGAGTTTCCCCGGGACAGCCTTGAGCGCAAGAAGGCCGCGACACTCCACGCCATGAAAGCCATCAACCAGGACGGGCACATCTGGGTTGGCAAGGAGCAACTGATTGAAGCGGTCTATGAACTGATCCAGGTCAAGGATCTGGTGCTTGGGTTGGAAGCCCTGCTTGTTGACGAAGTTCTGGTGGAAGATGCCTCCGGGGATATCGCCTTTGCTGACATGGCCCGGGACGAACAGGAGGTGGCTGAAAGACTGGTGGCTTTGGAAAGGGTGGTGGCTGCATGAACACAGATGAAGCAGATACAATAACCCTCACGTCGCAACAAAGAGCCGCAGTCGATATGGCCAAAAAACATCGGGTTTCTATCCTGACAGGCGGCCCGGGAACAGGCAAGTCCACAACAATTCTTGAAATAATCAAATGGGCCAGGTCAGAAAACTTAAGCGTATTCCAGGCGGCACCCACGGGCAAGGCTGCTCGGCGCATGGTTGAAAGCACCGGAGAATTCGCAAGCACCATACATGCCTTGCTCGGTTGCACATTTGTGAATGGCCATTTTGAGTTCATGCACAATGAGAATGCCCCACTTCACTGCGACCTATTGATCCTGGATGAAATCTCCATGATCACCAATTCCCTGATGTGCAGTGTCCTCAAAGCCATAGATCCCAAAAAAACACGCTTGTTGCTGATTGGGGATTCTGATCAATTACCCTCCGTGGGGCCTGGCGCCGTGCTGCGGGACATGCTTTCATCCAAAGTGATCCCACACACGGAGCTTGATATTATTCATCGAAATTCAGGAACAATTGTCTCAGCCTGCCACAAAATCAAAAACGGTATTATCTATTCCCCGCCGCAGGCCCTGGACCTGGAAAACCCGGAAGGCCCGGTCAACTTGATCCATGTTGAGTGCGACACCCCGGAGCAGGCCCTGGCCGGTGTCGAGGCTATCGTCTGTGAGCGTATGCCCCTGCGCGGATATGACCCGGTCAACGATGTGCAGGTGATCAGCCCTGTGAATGAAAAAGGGGAGCTGTCCTGCAAAAGTATCAATGAGCGATTGCGCAACCGGCTTAACCCGGCTGCCTGGGATGACGGCGACTACCCCTTTCGGGCCAAGGACCGGGTGATCAATACCAAGAACATGGCATACCCGGGAACAGACAACGACGTTGAGAACATTGTCAATGGAGATATCGGGTTTGTAGATGAGATCCAAAAGCAGAACATTGTCGTCACTTTCACAAACCCGGACCGGCAAGTCACAATTCCCAAAAAAGAGAAACATTTACTCCACGCCTACTGTATCACTTGTCACCGGTTTCAGGGTTCTGAAGCCCCCGTAATTATAATTCCGGTCCACAAGCAATTTGACCGGTTTCTTTCCAATGCCTGGATCTACACGGCTATCTCCAGGGGGCGGGAAATCGTGATCACCATTGGATGCTTCAACACGATTGCAAAAGCGATACGAAACAAAGAGCCCAATAACCGAAATACTAAATTGACTGAGCGCCTGGTGGAAGAACAGCGGCGCAGGCGGTTGTTGGAATATGCGATTTAAAAAAAACACACAGGAGATCAAATAATATCATGCTAACCCGAAAAGAACAGCGCAAATTGACAGAACTGGCCTTCATCCGGTCCATTGCCGACAAGGAATTAGACGACAACGCAATCCCAAACGGCAGATTACGCGGCCTGTATTTAAAACTGCGCAAGGCCGTTGACAAGGACATTGCAAAAACCGGTCTTCATCCCAGTAAGATAGACATCCATGCCATTGAAAAAAACATCGACAAGCTCAAATATGCGATTGGTCCATGTGATGAGGAGTTCCAGGCCCCGGCCATGAGCTCTTTTTGTCTCGGGTTCCTCGAAGGTCCAGGCAACCACTCCCATGTAAGCGAAACCGTCATAAAAACGCTAATTGATATTATCGACTATTTTGAGCGTGGTGGACATCAGGATCTGACCAGGCATTGTCAATCCGGCCAAGCGGCAGCGGATACCTGGGAGGGCTTGTTCGCAGAATGAAAACCACTCCCCCCATGGTCATATTAATAGACACACGGGAGCAGCAACCTGTGTTGTTTGATTGCGTCGGCGACCCGGATTTCCCGAATTTTACATATGAATTCGCGTCCCTGAAAACAGGGGATTATTCGATTGAGTCCATGTCAACGCCGGATTGCTCACACTCTATCTGTATAGAGCGAAAGAATTTGCCCGATCTTTTCCAGACTCTGGGCCGTGGCCGGGATAGGTTTGAACGTGAGCTATCCAGGATGGCCGAATTCGATCATTCCGAGATCGTTATCGAGGGGGACCTACGGGCTATTTTCCAATCCCCGCCGCCAATAACGCAGATGAGGCCGAAGTCCGTGTATCGCTCCCTGGTCGCCATGTCACAACGATTTGGGGTCTCGGTTTGGCCATGCCCGGATCGAAGTTTTTGCCAGAAGCACATTTATTTAACCCTTCTGCGGTTCTGGCAAGACCGGCAACCTGGGGGCAAAATGGAGTTTTCAAAAATATGAGCAATAATAATAAAAACCGCAAGAGCCTTGGCAACAAGATCAGCGAAGATGTGCAAGGCCATGGACAAGGCCCGGAACAGGCAACAGAGTCACCGCCACCAGGGCGAAAACAAGCCCCTGGAATATCAAAGGAGGATTTCAATAAAGGGGTTGATGCGTTACCCGGGCAAGCTCCGTTAAAGCTTGTCGATTATGAGTACAAACCCGAGGAGCTACCCGAGGGGCTCTTTCCCGAAAAGGACATTTATAAGGCCCTGGAGGAAAATGAGATTGGTGATGCGACGTTGGTTATTAATCTATTCAAAGGACTGCGGCTTCACGATCATCGCGTAAGCAAGCGTGCGGCCTGGCATTATTGGAATGATCATTATTGGCGCGAGGACGAGCAATTAGAAATATTCTGGTTGGTTAATGACGTTGTTGCGCTCTATTACGAACAACGAAAAAAGGAGGAGTATCGCCTGGATCAATTAGCCCTGAACTCAAAACTATCACAGGAGAGGCGCGAACAGGTGGAAAAAGACTTAAAAATCAAAATCAAGCGGCTAAAAGACAGAGAGCAATCACTGTTAACATTAAAACGGCGCGAAAACGTTTTAAAAATATCTTCCAGGGGCGTGAACTCCTTGGGCTATGTGGGAGATGGGTGGGATCAAAACCCGTGGCTGTTGGGCTGTAAAAACGGCGTAATCAATTTGAAAACAGGGAAGCGGCGGGATGGTCGCCCTGAGGATTACATCAAAACCGTCTGCCCGGTCAAATGGGATGACAATGCGACCTGTCCGCGTTGGAAGTCCTTCTTGTCTGAAATTTTTGAAGGGGATCAGGAGGTTGTAGACTTTCTTCAACGGCTCCTGGGATACTCGATAACCGGGCTCAGAACGGAACACATCTACCCGATACTTTGGGGCGACCATGGTAGGAACGGCAAGGGCACGATCGTTGAGACAATGAAACTTATCCTGGGCGACATGGCCTACAAGGCATCAACTCAAATGCTGATGCAGGGGATTCAGCAAAAAAACTCAGGGCCAAATTCCGGCCTGATGAAGTTTCGGGGGGCGCGGCTTGTATGGACCAGTGAAGCACAGCGCCAGGACAGCCTCGACACCTCCGTTGTCAAGAGTTTGTCCGGCGGGGATACGATCACGGCCAGGAACCCGTTTGACCGGAAAGAGTCTGTGTTCACGCCCTCTCACACGCTTTTCACATTGACAAACCCACTGCCCCGGATTGACCCGGACGACGACGCCTTCTGGACGCGCGTGATGTTGATCCCGTTTAATCTTTCATTTGTCGAAAACCCGCAAAAATCTTGGGAGCGACAAAAAGATGGAGAGTTGGAAAATACGCTGAGTCAAGAGTTGCCTGGCATTCTGCGGTGGCTTGTCGAGGGCACACAGCTTTGGCAGAAGCACGGATTCGCCATCCCCAAGAAACTGACAACGGCAAAAAGCATATATCGGGAGAATGAGGATATTATCCGCACGTTTTTACAGGAGCGTTGCATTGTCGATTTGAGCGATGCGGCAAAGAAAAGCATATCAATGCGGGTGAAGGCAAAAGTGCTTTATGCGCAATACCAGGAATGGTGCAAAGAGTCAGGGTACAAGCCGTTGAACCAGAAAAATTTCAACACATCGATTAAGCGAAAGCTTGGAGAGCAAAAGGCGTCAGGCGGTGTCTGGACGTATCGCGGTGTGGCCCTGAATGACGGTTTTGAGGGGACAGGTATATGAAAAAATGGGACAATAGATTTATCGAAATGGCGTTTATGGTAAGCACCTGGAGCAAAGACCCATCGACCAAGGTCGGGGCTGTTATTACGGATAATAAAAACCGGGTAATTTCCCTGGGATTCAATGGCTTCCCCAGGGGTTGCAGCGATTCTCCTGAAAAATACAGCAATCGCGAAGTGAAGTATAGAAGAGTTTTACACGCAGAAGCCAATGCCTTGCTTTTCGCAAAACAGAATCTTACCGGGTGCTCAATCTATGTGGTTCCCATGCCGCCTTGCCCACAATGCGCAGGTATGATCATTCAATCCGGTATTAAACGGGTTGTAACAATACACCCAACAAAAGAACAAAATATGAGATGGGAAGATAAGATTGAAGAGGCATTAAGTATGTTCATAGAGGCAGGTGTGGATATTACTATGAAACCGAATCGAAACACAGAAAAGGTAAAACCATGAAAAACAAAAAAATTACAGAGACAAGACCAGCAGCAACACCGGAGCCCATGTCAACAGTTGGCATTGACGAGGTTTTCCCCGAATTGATCAAAGACTTGGAATCCCGGCGGCAACTCGGCATCGAAAAATACGGACATCCATTACAAACACACAACGGGCGCGATCCGCTCATGGACGCCTACCAAGAACGACTTGACGACGTTGTATATACAAAACAATTCATAATGGAAAGGGATAGCCGGGACAGTCAATTCTCCCTCAAGAATTACTTATCAAAGCAAAAGGACTGGTTCCTGCGCGTGTTCGGCCCTGGCCCTCGGGATGCAGGACTCACCGCACACATCAAAGGGGAACTCGACGAGATCCGGGACAATCCAGGAGACTTGGAGGAGTGGATTGATGTATTGATCCTTGGATTTGAAGGGGCCTTGAGAACTGCTGACAATGTTGACGATGTGATTGCAGCATTGCAGGCCAAGCAGGATAAAAATTTATCAAGGGCGTGGCCAGATTGGAGAGACGCGGACATAGACAAGCCGATTGAACATGTCAAGCCATTCTGCAAAAAATGTGGCTCTTGGCATGATCCAGACAAGCCGTGTAGCATCTAAAGACCCGTGTCAAAAAAACCATGTCAAAAACCCCGGCTAAAAAAAATAGTTGGGGTTTTTTTGTGTGACTTCAATCAAAATTTTAGAAATTATAAACTTCAGAATTATTGAAATAAACAAAATATTGATAGGTATTATAGATAATGGCTATAGATATAATGGAAAAATACTATAATCAAATCTCAAAAACACACCAAACCTCAAAAAAATCACCAAAAAATAATGATATTATCACCAGTATAAGACCTATTTTAACCATATATATACCTATTATCACCACTAAAATATATATAAGTATATGTATATACTATATAAAGCGCATAGCGCTGGTGTGTATATGCACCCGCAACGCATAACGTGTATATGCGCGCACGCATACGCATGTGCACGCACGCACACACACCTGTATAATGCTTCGACTAAATTTGCCCCAAATTCTCACCACTTTTGCTATAACTGTCTGAAAACAAAGAACATTTAAAATCAGCAGTGGTGAAAATTTGGTGAAAAAGTGGTTGGAATGTGTTTTTTTTACGGCAATTGGTGAGAAAATTGGTTTATTTGGGGTGAATTTGGGGTGTTTTTGAAAAAAGGGAGGTTTTAAAGGCCTATGAGCATATTAGATATCATTTCGGAAACCGGTCACACATATCAGAAAAAAGCGGCTACTGCCGGGGGTGAGTACAAAGGACCGTGTCCATTTTGCGGAGGGCATGACCGTCTTTCAATTCATCCGCAACGGGACCATTATGTTTGTCGTGGGTGCAAGCGGTCCGGTGACGCCATACAGTTTTACCGGGATTTCCACGGCATGTCATACAAAGATGCCTGCGCCGCACTGGGCCAGACACCTCAGCACTTTAAAAAAACATTTCTCATTGAAAAAACAGTGTGGGCACCCAGGGACACAACAATTCCAAACCCAACCTGGCAGGCTAAAGGGGAGGCCGTTGCCTTTGCAGCCTTCAAGCGATTGATGTCGAGTATAGGAAAACCCTATCGGGAATATCTATACAGTCGCGGCTTGAATATCAATACAATCAAGAAAGCCCGAATCGGTTTGATTGACACGGCCATAACCTTTGACCCGGCGACCTGGGGGCTTCCATCCGCACAAAAAAATATCTGGATACCCAGGGGGCTCATTATCCCATACTTTCATCCGGAAAGCGGATTATTGCGCCTGCGGATTCGTCAGGACCAACCCATATCATCGGATAGGTACATTCTCGTTGCCGGGTCTTCCACGGACTTCTTCTCCTTTCCGGCCCATATCCAAGTTGACCCGGCAGAGCAAAAAATTGACAAAGCAGACAGAAATAGGGCAATAGACAAAATAATATACGTCACAGAGGGGGAGCTGGACGGCTGGTTGACATGGCAGGAGTTCGGACACCAGGCTACTGTCAAAGCAATCGGGAACTCCTCCACCAGGCCGGACAAAAAAACACACCTGGACCTCATGGACGCAGGCGCAATCCTCCTGGGGCTGGATAATGACCCGGCAGGGCAGAAAGAGTCCGGGTGGTGGAAGGAACAGTATGCCACGGCACAAACGTGTACAGTCCCGAAAGGCAAAGATCCTGGGGAAGCGTTTGAACAGGGCGTTGATCTTAAGCAATGGTTTGCAGAGCAATTGCAGGACAGGGGATTAATTACCACCCAGGCCCATGATCAAGCCCATGATCAGGAATGTGAGTCTATTCCACCAAGCCAGGAGGCCACGACGCCAGAAGAATCCCCAGAATCCCCAGAATCCCCAGAATCCCCAGAATCCCCGGAGCCCGAACTTGTTGACACGGCCACGCCACTATCAGCACCTAATAAATTTTGCCTGCACGATCAATACTGTTCATTCCTACGAGATTCAACCTGTTTGATCGCAAAAAAGGGAATATCAAATCTAAATCAATGCCCAAAAGAGAAATGGTGGTTATATCGAACAGGATATAGCCATATTTCGCAAATCATACTTGGGCCAGGTGTCAGGTCTCGGGATCGTTAAAAACGGAAAGGAGAGAGTTTACGAAAGAAAAAGATTGAAATGGCCCCGGCCACAAAAACCGAGGCGATGAAGGAAAGGGGATCTACAAAACGCCTTGAATGTATGCCTCTAAGTTGTGAGGCTGTAACTCCCTTTTTGAAATGTTAATGGCGTATTTAAAACTAAAAATTATATTGCGCACTTGAAACCAAAACTAAACTCCTCAAAAACCAAAGTGTCACCAGCACATACATATTGATTATCGAGAAACACTTTTAAGGTTTTGTCTTCCAAGCTTGACGCCCATTTAACAATTTTAAATTCTATAGAATATTTTCCATCAGAAGTTAACAAAATAGCTTTATCAACTTTTTTTTCGGACGTTTGCTGAACACTTATCTTGAATTTTTTAAAAATTACACCAGAGTTATCCTCATTCATGTTTGATTGTATAAAAGAGCATCCGACAAGGATGTTGCCATTTGTTAATAGAAGGAAATGACATTTCCTCAACGATGATAATAATTCGCTAAACTTAAAATCATCGCGCAACATATAATCTCTTATATTCTCGCCCGTTATTTCGAGGGGGTTATTATTTTCCATGATAGTATATTTTCTCTTCCTTTAAAAATGAATTAAGCATGTTTTTTGAGTTAAGCCACAAAAATACTTGGATGAGCCTTGCCGGTGCAGCGGATATTTGCTGCTCTCCTCGTTCCCACTTTAGCCAAGTATTGCGGTGGACACCCATTGCCTCGGCCATTTGGGTTTGATTTAAGCCCAGGTTTTCCCGGGCCTGTTTGGGGTTGATCTCCATATATTCCTTTTTAAAGTTATGCCCCGGGTTTTATGCCGGGGCGTTTGGTGGCTATCTGATTATGTTCCGGCCTTATTCCTTGTTGTATTCAAGCTCCTCAATTATTTCCATAAGAGCTTCTTCAATGCCCTCTACCAATTGACAACTTTGGTCAATATATTTTTCAGAGTCCTTGGCGATGGCTTCAATATTTTCTTTTACAACCTCAATATTCTCGTTTTGTTTGTCATAGATGGCTTTTGTGGCCTCGTGGGAATAATTCACTTCTTCCCCTTCGTCGTTATAATATGTGATGCTGTCTTCAATCCACTCGTCGCCGCTGAAAACCTCAACGCCATCCAATGAAAGTAAATCCATATAGATTGATTCAGAGATATTGTGCATGTCGTCGCCCCAGGAACCTTTCCAGTTTGAACCATCCCATTCACAGGTGTAATCGGCGCACAACTCTGTGACTTTTGCCCTGAAGTCTTCTGACTCCAAATAATCGGCAAGATCTTTTCCTGAGACGTACGGGTTACATGGGATAGTCCATACAACACCCATGAATTGATCTTGGGAGCAACTGGTGCCTATATTGTGATTAATTTCGGCACTAACTTCAATCTCCTCACCGCGCGGATCAATCTCTATATAAGCAGACTGCGGATTAATCTGGCCGTCATACTGCAAATACAACGGAGCAATTTTTTCTTCATTTTCAATTTTTACAACAATCTTTTTTTCCATGATTTTATCTCCTTGTTTTAGTTTTGTTGTTAATTCCTCGGTGATCATGGGTTTAATATAGTACCTATCAGGTACAAGGTCAAGAGATTTAAACAAGTTTCTTAAAAAAAGTTACAAAAAAATGGGTTGAAATAGTTTCCCAAATAAGTTATTGCTATCTCATTGTTCCTTTTGTGTATCCACTTATGGAAACACAAACATAGGCAACACAAGTAGCATCTCCTTAATGTAGTTGAAGTTTGGTTTAGTGAGAGACGGTTTCATGATCAATTAGTTAGTTGGTGGGTTTATTTTCATGTAGTTAGCGCGATTTCCTTGACTTTGTACTACGGGGTCTGTGGGTGGTAAAATCCACGCTGCCGCCCACGGGTTTCGTGGTCATAAACTCAGCACAAAGCACAACACCAAGAGGCAAAGGCTTAACATTGATTTTTTATACTTCCCTTTTCAACACAGCAATTGCCACCGCGTCAGAGATACAATCCAATCAAGCCACAGCCTTTCCAGAAACAAGCAGCTTGACAATAGAAGCTGTTTTAATTTCAATAGGATTCAGCATAATTGCCTTGCTAATCACCGTTGTCGGGTACTTTGCAAAAAAGCAGCTTGATGACATAATAGAGACCATCAAATCTTTTTCAGACCGACAATCGGATTGCCGGGAGACGCTACACCAGCGGTTTGCAGATAAAGACGCAACCGAGCGGGATATCAGGGATTTGGAGAAAATCACGGATAAGCACGAAGCCACCCTTCAGCGCCATAGCGTTTTAATCGGCGGCCGTCGGGTTGATGATGCCTAAAACAAAAAAACAAAAATTATTTGTGCAGGAATATTTGATTGATTTGAGCGCTACGCAGGCTGCACGAGTTTCAGCTGTCAGGAGTGAATAAAGTTTTGCTAATCGGAGAAGGAAAGGTGAGGATTTGAACGCCAGGGAACGACACAGGCGCAAACTGCTTGACTATCTCGGGAATCCTGAGAACGACTTTCCTGCGCGTCAGGCGTATGCCAAGGAAATCCTCGGCATCGCTGTTGGGACCATGTATCGTCACTTCTCCCCGGATGATATGCAGGATATTGAGAATGAAGCATATTCCATCCGGAAACAAAGGTCATCCAAGCAAAGATCCATTTTGCTCAAGACATTGTTCGATGAGGCGCGAAGCGGCAACGTACAGGCTATCAAGGAATTTTTCGACCGCACTGAAGGCAAAGCCCCCGACACCCTCCACATCAATCCATCATCCATCCCAGATCAAATAGACATAGACTCCGACAAAGCAGCGGAGGTTTACAAAAATGTCCTGGGGTAGAGACTACAACGCTGCATACCAGCGCAGATTAAAAGCACTCCGGGATATCCGGATGGACAAGTCAGGAGAGACCCTGGCCGCCCTCAACGTCTTTTACGTCGATCATCCCATTAATTTCATTGAGGACTGGATGGTGACGTATGATCCCCGGCAAAAAACTCCCACTATGCCATTTTTGCTTTTCCCCAAACAAAAAGAATATGTTGAATGGCTGGATGGATTGGTAAACGACCGGGAAAACGGGCTGGTAGAGAAGGCCCGCGACGGTGGGTATACCTGGTGTTCCTGCGCCTGGTCCACGCATCGTTGGCTGTTCCATCATGGCCAGGCTATCGGGTTCGGGTCCCGGAAAGAGGACCTGGTTGACCGGATAGGCGTCAGTGACTCAATTATGGAAAAGGTCCGGATACTGATCCGCAATCTGCCCAAAGAGTTCCGGCCGGATGATTACAACGAGCGCAAACATGCCGGGTTCCTCAAGATCCTGCACCCATACAACGGCAGCGCGATCATTGGTGAGGCTGGGGATAATATCGGGCGTGGCGGCCGGACAACCATCTATTTCAAGGACGAGAGCGCACATTACGAAAGACCCGAAAAGATAGAGGCTGCTCTTTCAGAAAATACCGACGTTGCTGTTGATATCTCATCAGTTAATGGTGAAGGCAATGTCTTTCACCGCAGGCGGTTCTCCGGTGAAGTCAGGGTGTTTGTGCATGACTGGCGCGATGATCCCCGAAAAACTCAGGAATGGTACGACAAGAGGAAGCAGAAAGCCAGGGCCGAGGGCCTTGAACATATATTTGCACAGGAAATTGACAGGGATTATGCCGCAGCGGTTGAGGGGATCTTTATTCCGTCCATCTGGGTGAAGGCGGCTGTTGATTTTTTGGTCACACCGTCAGGTATCATCCAGGCCGGTCTTGATCCGGACGATGAAGGCAAGGACGGAAAGGCCATGGTATTCCGTCATGGGGTCCGGGTACTCAGCTGCAAACATTGGCATGTGGGTGACACAACCGAGACAGCCAGGGAAGCCAGGCGGGAATCTCTGGAAAAGAAAGCACAGATGTTGGTGTACGATGCCACAGGCGTGGGTGCCGGTATAAAGGGTGAATTGAATAGCCTGGCCCGTGGGTCCAAAGAGATGCTCCCGTATCTTGGTGTCCACAATTCATCCACTGAGCTGCCCGGCAACTATGAGGGCACTGAGCGAAAAAACAAAGACCTGTTCGCCAATGTCCGGGCCATGAACATGTGGAAGCTCCGACGGCGGTTTGAAAAAACATATGAGGTGGTGTGTGGGATAGCAGAGCACCCAGAGGACCAGCTGATCAGTATCCCAAATGATCCGGACCTGATATCAGAAATCAGCAGACCCAAACGGGAGACAACCGGGTCCGGGAAAATCCTGGTTGAATCAAAACTCAAGATGAGGGCCAGGGGCGTACCGTCTCCAAACAGGCTGGACGCTCTTTGCCTGGCTTTCCATGACACCGGTGCAGGCTTCTTCGGCGGGGGAGTCTGGGCATGATCGAGCTCATCCACGACTCATACAACTCAGAAACACGCCAGGCCCGGCACGACTGGGCCGAGGTCACGGGCAAAATGCGGGAACTCAAACCATCGATAATACACGATTTGAGAACAGGCAACAAATACTCGGCCATATCCGGGGCGATCGGTTGGCCGACTGCCATGGAGCCCGGGTGCATGATCATCGCCGGTGTGGACAAGGGCCGTGTCCGGATTTTGGAGTTCCGGGAACACCAGTCGGTCTATGACCTTGTGGAAGATGTGATCATGACCCGGAAGCGATATCGGTATGGGGAGTTCGGTGGGATATTGCCTGATTGGGTGGCTGATCCGGAACGGTATACCGCCCTGGTGGCCGAGACAAGCGTTCAGCTGGAAAAAAAGATGGGTGCTGGCCGGGGGTTTTATATTCGCGAACCTGCGGATTGGTATGAGCCCAATGTTTTCCCCTTGTATATGTGGCAGCTCAAACGGGCGAAAGAACAAAAGACCGTGGCTATCTCACAATTCCAGGACCTAATCGCCCGGGTGGAAGCCATACAGCCCGATATTATTGACAAGGGCAAAGTTTTTGATTACCCGGCTGCCGGGATTCTGGCGGGGTTGGTACACACAATAATGACGGAACGAACGTGGGAGCAGGACATTGACCACGGGAAGCCGATAATGACGGAGATATAATTATGGCAGATAAAGCAGTAACGGTCGGGGCAAACGCCAATTACCCAATTCTGGACCAGGATACAATTCGTCGTCTGAGGACATTGTATCCTGGGTCCTCAGACGACGACAGGTCCCTGGCAACACAGCAGAGTATCAAGGCATATGCAGACAGCATTCGGGCTGGAGTTCAGGAATTGACTGAATCAGGGGCCGTAACAGCAGGCAAGAACAGCGTCGAACTTAACCACGCGACGGTTGTGATTGCTGCGACGATTGCCGACCTGGCCGATCACCCGGGATTCTTGATCATCAAAGACACCAGTGCATCCGGGACAGCAGCACATACCGTTACCGCCGCGTCCGGTACGTTTGACGGCACAAACAACAAGGTCACGTTGAACGCGGGGAAAGAGTGTATCGTTCTCTGGATAGATTCCTCCGGGAACGGCACCATTGTTGAAAACGTCGGGTCTGTAGCATTGGCGACCGTATAATATGGAATTGATGCTGGCATACATACTGGCGTGGCTCTGTACCTTGTCCGGTGTCGCCCTGGGCGGGTTTCTGGTTTTTCGGACAAAGCGTGAAGGATACGATTCCCTGTTTCGTGCAAAACCGCCGGAAGGCCAGGCGTTTAATCTGGAAGATGACTATTCGTTTGAATCCGTTGCCGCTACAGGCAATACCGAAATCCCGAACACTCTGGATGAAACCAACTCAAGATTTATGGAACAGTTTGCAGAAAGCTTGGCAGACAAGGCAGGTGGGAAATGACGGACATAATAAGAGGTGACGTGCTCGACCATCTGTACGTTGTTGAATATACCGACCTTGATTGCAATGAGTACACGGATTCCTGGTTGGGTGCAGACCCACGGTGCTATTCGTCCGAACTTATGCCATTGTCAACGCCTGGCCTGCGGATTGAACGAGACGGCAAAAAACTGCTTATCCCATGGCACCAAGTAAAACAGGCGTCATGGTCGGCTACAAAAAGGCATGACGCAAAAAAATGACCGAAGACATCTATTTCAGCGCCCGGGGAAAATACAAAACCCGGACGCTTGCAGAAAAAAACATTCCGGCAGGGTATGACATTGTTGAAGACGATGAGGGATTTTACGGGGTCAAGCGGGAAGCCCTGGACATCATGTGCCCGTTGTGCGGTGCCTGCCACTTTGAAACCACGGAACAGTTCGACCCGGACAAACAGGCACATCCCGGAATGCTCCGATTGAAAGAGCCGTTTGCCGGTTGGGGATGGGAACCGCCGCCGCCTGATCCTTCTGCCGGGTCAGGGGTTTTGGAATGTCGGGATTGCGGGGGGTTGCTGGCACCGGAAGGGAAATTGAAACTGGGATGAACACATACCTTTTATTTGGCGCGAGCTATGTTGTTGGGTATGCACTGATGCTCTTCCTGTCTTGGTTATGCCGTTGGGTATACCGGAAGATCACATATTTGATTATGTACCCTCCCGAGAAAGAAGGGGCAGAGCGCCGGCAAAGGCTAAAAAAATACGCACAGCGGGAGATCGAGAGACAGCGCTACATTAACGCCTTGCGCGAGAAGTCCAAGAAAGAGCACTCACCTGAATGGTTCCGGCAGACAATAAAGGACCCGAACAAATGACCGCAACTGAAAAACAAATCATCATAGCCCTGATACGGGGACTAAAGTTTATGGCCAGCTTGCTTGAGAAGGTGAAAAAGGGCGAAGCCGTATAACCGCCGTATAACGTTGAGGTGAGCCGCCGCGCCAATTACTTGACCGTAGCCGCTCCCGTTCTCGCGGTCGGTTCTACTGATTTGTTGGCACAAATAAACCGGAGGGAATGTGATCAGTCGAAAGCAATGTAGCAGAAACGATCCCAAATATCGTTCCAAGGATTGTAAGGGATGTTATCATAAACGGCTCAATAACTTTATGAGTGGATTTATCATTGCCGG